TAACAAACTTCGGGGTAAATTTAAGTTTGAGCCCTAGTTTGTTAGTTTTACTAACAAACTTCGGGGTAAATTTAAGTTTGAGCCCTAGTTTGTTAGTTTTACTAACAAACTTCGGGGTAAATTAAATTATTTGTGATGTAAATTAAATTATCCATTGTGTAAATTAAATTATTCATAATGTAAATTAAATTATTCGTGATGTAAAATTAAATTATTCGTGATGTAAATTAAATTATTAATATCGTTTTATTATTTAATTAAATAAAAAATATCTAATTAAATAATAATGTTAAATTTTCTTGTAGAAACAAAACAAGAATATACTATTCAATTAATTAATGTATTAACACCTTTAATTTACGAAGGTTTACAATCAATTTATCAAGAAGTTGTAAAAGTTTCAACTTGTGATAATATATTAAAAAATTTTCAAACATTTATGCAAAGAATACCAAAATGGAATAATGATATTATCCATAATGAAACACAACGTATTATGAATAATTCAAAAAGTTATTCATGGTTAGAAGATTTAATTAAAGCTACATTAAAAGCAAATATTATTGTATTAACATATAATCCTACAGTTAAAAATCAAACTAAAATTGATCCATCATTATATCAAAATATTAATATTGATAGTTTTATACATAAAATTTATATTGAATGTGCTAGAGAATTATGGAATAATCCATATTTATTTTATCATCACTATGCACCAATTGAATTAAAACGTAATCAAAGAGATTCAATTTTACTAATTAAAGATTGTATTAAAGAAGGTATTCGTAAATTATTACCAGTTAAACATATGCTTCAAATTTATTTAGGTGAAGAAATGGATTCTGGATTACCTGATAATAATTTTGAAAAAAGTATTTCAGAAGTTGAAAGTAAAAATTTAAATAAATTAATTCAAAAAGATTTATATCAAACAAATGGTGATTTAAAACAACTTGAATTAAAATCTGCAATTGAAGAAACTAATACTGTTGGATCTAAAATTTTAGGTATTATCAATAATAATCATATTAAACTTACAGATGAATCTAATAATGAAAATAAAAATCACACTGAAACCTCATCAAATAATGAAAATAAATCTATTAATAATAAAAATTACACTGAAACTTCACCAAATAATGAAAATATAAATAAAATTATTAATAATTTAGATAATACAGAAACATCTATTTATAATAATAAAAATGATACATTTCAAGAAGTCTTTTCTAATAGTATTACTAAAGATACTAATTCAAAATCAATTTTACCTGAAAATAATATTAATAAAACTAAAACCAAATTTTTTGCAAATTACTTAAATATCTAAAATATATTATTTTATAATTATAGTTGGTGATAACATATCTATTATTCCAAAAGTTATTGATGCTAGCGCACCTATAATTAATATTTCATTATTATTTATTTGATTAGTAGGAATATATCTAATATACATACCAACTATTACACCAAATAATAAATATTTTATTAGTTTTTTTTTATAATCTGGGTCTTGTACCGTTAAACTATTTTCCATTATATATTAATATTTAGAAAATAATTATTTCTTATTTATTTTAATGGATATTAAAAATATTATAATTTTTCTTGTTGTTTTTTTATTAATTATGTGGTTACAGCATAATGATGATATAAAATTTAATAAAACCAATAAAAGAATATCTGTATATGATAAAATAAAAATACCACTTTTTTCCGCAATTTGTGTTATTTTAATTAAAGAAATTGATATAAATAGTTGTACTAATTTTATACAATCTATTATGATTATTAAAACACCAACAAATGAATTATCAAAACAAATAACAGTATTAGATGATATTTTTATTGGTCCACCTGATTTTTAAAAAATATCTAATATAATATAATGGCTACTAAAAATGTTAAATTTGGAGCTTCGCATTTAGCTATTAAAAGATTTGAAATTAAAGATATATGTGATCATGCTACTATTGCTATGATTGCAAAAAGAGCATCAGGAAAATCATATTTAACAAGAGAAATAATGTATCACAAACGTTCTATACCAGCAGCTATTGCTATTAGTAGAACAGAAAAATTAAATAAATTTTATTCAGATTTTATACCTGATTCATATATATATTCTGAATATGATTCAGATATTTTATCAAAAGTATATGAAAGACAAAGTATTATGAATGAAGATAATAAAAATAGAAAAGACAAAAATAAACCTGAAAAAGATGATCGTATTATGATTATTATGGATGATTGTATGTCAAGTAAAGGTACTTGGTTAAAAGATCCTAATATATTAGAATTATTTTTTAATGGCAGACATCATCATTTATCATTTATTTTAACGATGCAATTTTCATTAGGTATACCTCCTGAATTACGTTCTAATTTTGATTATATTTTTTTATTAGCAGAAGATATTACTTCTAATAGAAAAAGATTATATGATCATTATGCAGGAATGTTTCCTACATTTGATATTTTTCAACAAGTATTTTCTGAAATTACTACTGATTATGGTTGTATGGTTATTAATAATCGTATTCATTCCACAAATATTACTGATAAGGTTTTTTGGTATAAAGCAAAACCAGTTCCTGATTTTAGTATTGGTTCTGATAAATATGCTAAATTTCATAAAATATCATATGATAAAGAATGGGGTAAAAAATTAACTATATTTGATCCTTCTAGTGCATTATCAAAAAAAAGAAATTCATTAAAACTTATTGTAGATAAAATTAAATAAAAATATTTAAATTTTTTCTTATTTATATATATATATGCCTATTTTTGAAAATACGACTGATACGGTTGACATCTCTTTATTTACTATACAAATATTAATTATTTGTTTATTGACAATCCCAATTTCAATAGTTGACATTAAATTTCAACATTATAGAACAAATAATGTATTAAATACAAACCAAAGAATTAGTATTGTAATAATTCAATTATTAATAAGTGCATTATATTTATATGCATTATTTAAAATGATACCAAATGTTACAAGTAAGTTTCAAGTAACATTACCAGGTATGTATTTTCCTGGTGTATATTTTGCATTACAGTATAATTTATTTGTTGAAATACAAGAAATTATTAAACCTTTAGCACTAAAAATTAAAGTATTAAATATGTAAAGGATAATATTTATATTATTTTAAACTTCACCACTAAATTCAGGTATTTACCAATGTTTGCAATATAAATATAATTAAATAAGTAACATATATTTTTTAATCTTACAAATATTGAGTATTTACTGAATTTGTATCACTTTTAACTTTTATTTTTACAATATTTGTAATAAATAATTGTGCTTGTTTTTTATTATTTATAATTTCTTTTTCTAATTGTTTAATTAGTATATCATTATATTTGCAATATTCAACAATTTCTTCTTGTTGTTCTATTGGTGGTATTGGTATTTTTATATTACTTAAATATTCTTTTGAAATATTTTTATGATTAGCACCAATAAATCCTTTTTCAATGATATTTTTATTATGAAATAAATAATAATATATATATTTTGTTGTAATAATATTATTATTTTTTGATTTATATGCTATTGTTTGTTTTGCCAAACTAAAATGATTATCAATATATAAATTACATTTTCCTGAACCATTTGTTCTATTCTGAATTATATATAATTCATTGTAATCTGGTTTATCAACATATAAATCTGTTCTTTCACCTCCTGTATGAAATTTATATTTTCCTGTAATATTTCCATATTCTGTTGGGTGTTTAGTTAAATTTTTATCAATATCACAAATATCACCAAGTGTTTTTATAATATTGTAACCAAATATTTTTTGATTATTCAAACAAAATTCATTTTGTTGTTTTAATTCCATTATTTTATTATTACTTGTCTTGATACATTCTTCATATATAAAATCTAAATATTTTACTATTTCTTCTTGTTTTTCTATTGATGGTATTGGTATTTTTATATTTTCAATATAATTTTTTGAAATATGTTTTAATCTAACACCAATAAAACCATTTTCTAAAATTTCTATATTTAAAAATAAATAATAATAAATATATTTTATTAATGTTGTATTATTTATTTTTAAAATTATATTATCTGCTGAACATGAAAAATGTTT